AAGGCCGCGACGATCTTGGACGCCCGGGTCCAGACCAGCGCCGCGGCGTTCAGGCTGTTCCCGGCCTGCGGATAGGCCTGCGACCGGATCGAATTGCCAAGCCGGGTGCCAAGCCCGGCCCCGACGACCTGCCCGCGCCAGTCCGTCTTCACGCCCTGCGCGAAGCCGACCATTGCCTGTTTCGCCGCCCGCGCCCCGGCATGCCGCTCGCTGGTCAGGATCTCGTTGACGCTGCCCCTCACCTCGATTTTCAGGTCAAGCACAGGCCTGATCCTCCGGGATCGTGCCGCAGCGCCAGACCAGCCCCAGCCGGTCGCGGATCGGCGCACCCTCGATGACCACCCGGCCTCCCGGCAGGATGATCAGGTCGCCTTCCAGCGGCGCCGGAACCTCGGACACCCGCAGATCGACCCGCAGCGTGGCGCTGACGATCTGGGCACCGCCGTATTCCGTGATCTCGTCCGGCTGGCGCCGAACGGCACGGCACGGCACATCGGCCCCGCTGGTGCGGGACCGATAGACCGCATCCACCGCCATGTTCGGATCCGCGAAGATCGCGTCGACGGCGGTGGAGAAAGCGCTCATGACCGGATCAGATCGTGAAGGCGCCGGACAGCAGCACCCGGCCGGTGGTTTCACCGGCGCCGGACCCCACGACCGACATCGCCACGCCAACCAGCTTGTTCGTGCTGGCCGTGGTGGTGAAGTTCTTCGCGCTGTCGTCCCAATAGACCTTGGCACCGATGGCCCAGGCCTGCGAACCGGCCTTCAGTACGTCGAAGACACCCTTGGTCGCAATCTCCACCGGCGCACCGGACAGTGCGGTATTGACCGCGATGCCGAACAGCGAACCGACAAGACAGCCAAGGCCTGCCGAGACGTTGTAGGGGGCGGGTACGCTGACCACGTCACCCATTTGGACAAGGTTTTTCATCCGATCATCTCCTGATCATGAAGGGGATTGAAATGCAGCGGGGCGGCCTAATAGACCGCCCCGTGCTGCGCTCAGGTCGTCGCCGGATCAGGCGCCGGGGTTCGCGTAAGTGCCGCGGAAGTCGATGGCGCCAAGGCCGAAGTCGTGTTCCACGGTGGTCGCCATGCCCTGCTGGCCGAACGGCTCGTCCAGCCGCACGCGGGGCGCTTCGGCGCCGTTCAGGTAGCCGTAGACGAAGCAGGCGCCGCCGGGGCGGTTCGGATCGACATACAGCTCCCAGCGGTTGCCGGTGATCTGCGCCGAAGACACTACTTCCAGCCTCCCGGAGAACGGGTTCACGCTGGACGGCTGGTTCGGCACGATGCTGGTGATCAGCTGATCCGCCTCGGTTTCCTTGTCCGGTCCGACCAGCAGGATCGACGGCGCCATATTCATCTTCTTGCCGTCGATGGTGGTCTGCTTGCGGATCGCGGCACGACCAACGCCAAGGGCGGCTACCGTGATCGCGGTCCCGGCACCGGCCAGGTTGTTGTGCGTCGTGTGATGCACTGCAAGGCTATCCGAGTTCAGCGTCGCCGCAGCCTTGAAGACGTAGAACGTCTCCTCCTCGAAATCCGCAACCGACGCGCCATAGTCGTTCAGCATGTCGTAGATCGCGCCCAGATCATCGTCGATGAACATCTGGCGCGAGAAGCGCAGGCCGACGCCATAGGGAGCCAGGATCGCGGTTTCACGCCGCTCGCCGAACGTCCCGAACTTGATCTCGCCACCCTCGCCAACCGGCTGCAGCTTCGGGAAATCACCCGCGCGCACCATCGGATGGACGCGGAAGTCGTTGAAGTTCTTCTTGCGGGCGATGCGGCGATAGGTCGGGTCGGCGACCTGGTAGCGGTCCAGCAGCACCTTGTTCAGGGCGTTCTCGAAGATGCCGCTGAAATCGCTGCGCGAGTGACCGGCGGCCATGAAGATCTCGATCTTGTCCCCGGCACTGCGGATGCGGCCCTTGTGGCCGATGGTCTCGGCCGCGATGTCGATCAGGCCATAGCCCATAAACGGGTTGGCCTTGTCCGATTCGGGTTTCGCGCCGGACATCTGGGCCACCAGCGCCTGGGCCATGCCCTCGTCCCGGGTGTCCTTCTCGTCGCGGGTGATGCGCGACGTCGCGGCGCCGATCATGGGGGTATCCACGTCGCCTTTCTCCTTCCATTTGGCGGTGATGTCGTCGAGGCAGGCCTCGACCGACTTTTTCGAGCCGATCAGTTCATCAGCCAGCGAGGTCGGCAGGCCCGCCAGAGTCACGGCGGAGAGAATCCGGCGCGAGCGGGTCGTGGCTGCAGCGGCAGCGGCTTCCGGCGTGGCCGGGTGTTCCACCGTCTCGCCCTCGACCAGCGTGGTCTCGACGGTCTCGATCACGTCTTCGACTTCGGTCGCTGCAAGGGTCGCCCCCGCAGCCGGTTGGTTCTTCGCCATAGGGAACTCCTTTTGTTGCGAAGGGCGGGCGCGGCCCGCAATCATGGCCATCACGGCCTCTTCTGCCGGGGCGCGCCCCAGTTTCCGGGATGCTTTGCGCAGGCGATCCGGCGCATGGGCATAGATGCGATAGTCGAAGGCGGCTTCCGGTACCGCCTGCGCCGCACTGTCGACACTGGTGGCAAAGCCCATCTCGACTGCCATTGCGCCGTCCAGAACCGTCTCGGCCTTCATGACCTCACGGCATTCCTCGCGGCTCAGGCCAGAGCGGGCGGCATAGATGTCGGCGTAGGCATTGCTGATCACCCCCAGAAGCTCCGCTTCCTTCAGGTGATCTTCCTCCGTACCCCGACCCAGTGTCCAAGGGGTCGCCGGGTCGTGGATCAGCGTCCATGCTCCCAGGCGGTAGACGATTTCGTCGCCCGCCATGCTGATCAGCGATGCCGCGCTCGCCGCGACACCATCGACGATCACTGTCACCTTGCCGGGGTAGTCGACCAGCATGGTGTAGATCGCCTGGCCTTCGCTCGCGACGCCACCGCCCGAGTTGATCCGCACGGTGATGTCGCCAGTCATCTGGGCCAGCTGCTCGCGCACCTGCTTGGCGGTGAAAAACTCATCGCCCCACCAGTCCCATCCGACCGTGCCGTAGAGGATGATTTCATTCTTGGACATCGTCGTCCTCCTCATCTTTGCCAGGCTTCGGCTTGGTGGATTTGTCGTCGTCGGCAGGCTCGGGGGCGGCGGCTTGCGCTCCGCCCTGGTTCACGGCCCCGAAATGCACGTCGCTGTCGAAACGCAGCTTGTGTTCTTCGGCCAGGTCGCGATCCTCGATCTGTTCCGCTAGTACTTCCTCGGGGTCGTAGCCCAGGGTCCGAATCTTGCCCTGACGGCTGGCAAAACCCGCCCGGACCTCAGCCGCCATCGCCGGGATCTCGCGGGTCGGGTCCACCAGCATCCGGTGCGGCGGCACCCAGTCCAGCGTCAGGTCGTCGTCGGGCCGCTGGCCGAGTCCGAGGTTCCAGGCTTCCAGCGCCCAGGCCCCGATCGGCTGCATCATCTGCGGGATCAGCATCAGCCACTGCCAGTCGCTGACGTTGCGATCCATTTCCATCCGGCCCATGCGGGCGCTGGAGAAGTTCACCTGGCTCAGGTCGCCGGACAGCGCCTCGTAGGTGATGCCAAGGCCCGAGGCCACCATCTGCAGGATCAGCCGGGTGAACGTGTCATACCCGTCCACCCTGGGCGGATTGCTGAACCGGATATCCTCGCCCGGCGACAGGTTCTGTATCCGGCCGGGGACCAGGGTTCCGAGCCCGGCCAAATCTGCCGTTTCGGTCGTCGACGGGGCATAATCGGCCTCCGGTGACACCCGGAACGCGGAGAAACAGGCCGCGATTTTCTGCCGCATGTTCTGGGCATCATTGCCGTCGTCCAGATCCTGCAGCTTCAGCGCGACCGGGGCGAACCAGCTGACGCCGCGCATCTGCCCGGGGCGATCCTGCCGGTAGATGTGGATGATCTCCGATGCCGGAACCCGGCGCGATTCCAGGCTGCCGCGCCAGGTTCGCAGCGCACCGGGATGGCGCGGGAACAGCCAGTATGCGATGCGCCGCCCGATGGCGTCGTATTCGATCCCTTCCCGCACTTCGCCTTCGGCACCCTTTCCGCCCAGCAGCCCATCCCGGGCCGTGTCGAGGTGATCGATTTCCAGCACCTCGATCTGGAACGGCAGCGCAAACCCGTCGCGATTCGCCCGGCGGCGGCGGCGGATCAGTACCTCTCCGTCCGAAACCACGGCTTTTAGCGCCAGCTTCTGCAACCCGTACAGGTTCTGGCGACCGTCCGCGTCGATGGCGGTAGTGTCGAAATGCGCCTTCAGAACTTTGCGCAGCGCTTTCTTCCGCCGCTCTGCGCCGCCGTTGACCTTCCAGATGATCCCGTCGCCGACCACGTTGTTGGCGATCACCGTCTGGCCCCGTAGCGCAAGCGGCGTGTTCCGGATCATGTCCCTGCCAGTGAAGGCGATCCGTGCCCGGTTTCCCGCCGCCGCATCGGCGTCGCTGCTGGACCGCTTCCACGACGACGCCCGGCTTCCGTTCGTCGCCGCATCGTAGTGCGCCATGACGTTCAGCGCCGCCCTCGCCTGGGCACGACGAAACGCCCAGGCTGGCGACAGCCCGGCGATGGCGCGATCGATCAGACTCATTCTCAGGTGCCCCGGTCATACACGGGATTGACATGGGTGATCCGGGTCGATGAGGCCGATCCAAGACCGTTCTTCACCATGTCGCGGGCGCGGATCAGCTCGGTCATCGACCGATACTTGATCCGGGTTCCGTCATACTCCGATTCAAGCACACCTGTCGCGATCATGGCCTCCAGAGCATTAAGTTGGGCCTGCGAAAAGTTGCTCATATCCAGTCGGTCCTTGGCTTGATCCACACACCGTCATTGACCGGCGCGGGGAGCTTGTGTCCTTCCACCGGCTTCGCCGCCTCGACCGGCGCGACCACCGGCATCGTCACGTCGAACAGGTCGCCCTGCCCCTCGGCCGGGGCGCCGCCGCGCTCGTCGGCCAGCTTTTCCCACTGCAGATCGGTCATCGACAGCCAGGCTTTCCGCCGCGCCGCCGCCTCGGCATAGTTCATCGTGTCCAGCGCCTCGTTCCGGCGACCGGCCTCTGCCAGCTGCCAGGAACTCACCATTACGCCGCTGCTGGCGCGCTTCAGCACACGGACTTCCGCCGTCAGCTGGCGGTAGTATTCATCGCCCATCGCCCGGGCGAAGCCGACGAAGCCGCGTTCCAGCGGATCCTGCTTGGCCAGCCAGGCATAGAAGTCCGCCTTCATCTGGCTGACGTTCACTACGAAGGCGTGCTTGTCGTCGCCCAGCACCTTTCCGTCCGCGCGGCGGCGCTTCATCGGCACCAGCATCGGCCCGTTCGAACTGGACGACCCCTTGACCATGATCACCCGGCTGTGCGGGTGCCGCTTGGCGAACAGCTTCACGTCCTCGGTGAAGGCCGAGCCGTCGATCGCCAGCATGTCGATCGGGAACCGCAGTCCCCGTTCCGTCCGCCAGGTCTGTTTCAGCAGCGCGTCCAGCGCCTCGCGGCCTTCCTTGTCCCCGATGTAGTGCGGGATCGTCACATAGCCGATCACCCGCCGCTGCAGGTTGCGGGTGAAGGCGACGATCTGCACCTCGATCCGGTCCGCCTGGCAATCCGCCCCCGCACTGACAATGAACCCCGTTGAGGGCAGAATGCCCTGCGGCAGCGTCTCCGCTTCCGGGGCCTTCTCGGCCCGATCCCGCAGCGCCTCCCAGTCCGGGCCCTTGCTGGCCTGTTCATAGGGCAGCCCCAGAACGTCGTTCCAGAACACCTGCTCGGTTTCCGCCTCGACCTGCCGCTTCAGCGCTTCGACCGTCTCGCCGGTCAGGCTCTGCGTCGTCCAGCCCATCACCTGGGCGTAGCTCAGCGCGATCGACGCCCAATCCCGCTGCGGGACATAGGCCCGCCAGAGGTGAAAGCCGGGGTGGTCGCCTCGCGGGTTCGCCGCCACCCACCGCCCCTGTCGCATCATGCCTTCCTTGTCGCCGTGGCTGATCACGCAGCCGCAGGCATCGCAGGTGAAATGCGCGGCATGCAGGCGTTCCGGGTCGATGTTCTTCCGGAAGTTCTCCCAGGTCAGCGGGGCGAAGTGGCCGCAATGCGGACAAGGAACGTGAAAATATCTCTGGTCGCTACGCTCAAATGCCCGCGTCACCCGGCAGGTGCCCTTGATCAGCGGGGTTGAGATGCGCAGGATCTTCGCGTCTTCGAAGGCCTCGGCCCGGCTGATCATCAGCGCTTCCGGGTCGCCCTTCTCGGTCATCTCCCATTTTGCAATGTCATCGCCGATCACCAGGCGACGGGTGGTTCCGGTCAGGTCGGCGGGCGAACCGGCAGAGGCAACCTTCAGGCTACCGTTCCGCTCCACCGTCTCCATGTTGAACATCGCATCGACATTCTCGCCGCGACCCTCGCCGAAGATGTCCCGCAAGGCCGGTGTGGCCCGCCGCATAGGCTGCCACTTGTTCATCACCCATTCCTTGGCCGCTGTCTGGGTCGGGTGGACGACCAGGGCGTCAAGCGCGGCATAGGCGAACCATGCACCCAGCGTCGGCTGGATGATCGAGACGGTCTTGCCCCACTGCGCCGACCCGCAGACCGTGACCTCCCGCGCCAGATGTTCAGGCGACAGGACCTCATGCACTTCCCGCAGGAACGGAAACCGCTCGATCCGGAACGGCCCCGGCATCGGCGAGCGGTCGTCGAAGACGATATTTGCCTCACACCAGGCCGTGATGTCCGGCGGCGGCGGTGGCAGCATGACTTTCGCGGCGGCCCGGAAGACCACCGCCTCTGCCGCCGCCAGCATCCCCATCAGATATCCGCCGCCGCCTCGGTCTCGGTCGGCGTCGCGGCTTCCGCCATGTCGCCCAGCACATCGCTGCGCGTCTGACGCTGCGCCCGCCACACTTCCAGCAGGATGTGGCGCACCGCGCGGAAATCCACTCCCAGTTTGTCGGCGACGGCCCGTGCCCCGGTCCGCATCGCCTCCTCGACCTCGGCAATCTCCTGCCGCAGAACCTTGGCAACCTGCCGGTCCACCTCGCTGACCAGGACCATCGTCCCCTCGTCCAGCTCGTTCTGCCGCCGGATGCGGCGCACCTCTTCCGACAGCTTCGCCTGGCGGGCCAGCCGATAGCCGTCGCTGTCATCCTCAGGCAGCGCACCGTCGCTGGGCTTCGACGCCGCCCTCGGGGCAGGGCTATCCGCCGGGGGCGTGGCCAGCATGTCGCTGATCGCCGCCCGGGTCTTGGCCCCGTTTCCCAGCGCCTGCCCCTGGTCGAGCGAACCGCGCAGCTTCTGCGCCACCATTTCAGGGTCATAGCGCCGCGAACGGCCGTCGCCCGAGAAACAGCCCTCCAGACGCCCCTCACTGACCAGCTGACTGATCCGCCCCTTGCTCAGGTTAAGCCGGGCGGCCAACTCGGTCGCGTTCAGGGTCTGCATCAGGGGTGCGAAGGCCTTGTTAAGGTGGTTCCATCAGGTTTAGCCGCGCGGTTTAGGCTTCGCTCAACGTTTAGCGAGCCAAAACCATCGCACCTCCGTCCGC